CGCCTGCTAATTTAGCTTACGGAACCGTTTCACAGCATTAACGAGCCTAAAATACAACGTTTTAGTTGATGGCTCTTGCACGGAACGAACTTCTACTTGCTTGTTAGCTTTCGCTAACTTTTCGGTACGGGAGATGTCGCGTACGTTACGAGGTTCTATTCCTATAGAATCAAGAATAGTCTGATATTGTATCAGAATCTCGTACGCTTCGTCTAAGGATTTAACTCTCTTAAGCGCCTGGAGGAGACGGTTATATAACATAACCGCACCTCTTTCATTAAACGCTACGGTAAAAGCCTGTACTTGCTTTGCACCATGTTGTATATAATGGTTGTACGCATGTTCAGGTTGCACGAGGTTCAAATGATTCGTTATGGAATGCAGCAACTTTTGCTGAAGTCTTTGATCAGCTGATAAATTCATATCAGTCGCATTTGGTTTGCGAAGGGGATCAAGACCTTCTGGAGCGATTTCTCGCGCCATCTTTCCTAGAATCTCCTTGCTCACACCACCTAGATGTATCGGTGGGGGTATATGGCCCTCCTCCAGTAAAACCTGGTAGGGAGATAGATAAGGCTTAATAGCCTCAGCTAATACCTTCGAGTTAAGGAAATACCTCAAATCATCTACCACTTCAACATAGGATCTTTTACCAAATATATGCTTCGGACCTAAATGAAAAATGGCCTTTCTGCCATATTGGCGAACTATTCCCAGTGGATCTTTCGAACTGTAGGGGGATGCTTTAAAAACATCCAGGGAGCCGTATTTATCTATAAGGCGACCTACAAACTCGGCAAATATCTTATCCGAGAATAAAGATTTCGCATGGTTCACTGGTATACTATAGCGACCCAATTCAGATACGATTTCATGTTCATAAATGGAATCGAACACAAGATCATCTCCAACAATACAGAAACGTCCTTCGGCACCTACCTTATAAAAAATATTAATAAGAAAGGTAGTGAATAAGCCAAAAGAGGCGTTTACACCCATGGGATGTCCGCAAGTCCAACGCACCTTATTGTAAGGTGTGGACCAGGACATACGAGAGATGTGATGAAACATCTGGAGTTCTTCATCCAACGAAGGACAAAGGTCCCTAATCAGAGCTAGCTGAGGTCCGAGAGGTATATTGTCAGATGCTGACTTCAAATCTAACGAAGTGAGTGTGACACCCTCTTTCAGCCGATCGGATACCCATAAGGCCCCCCCGTCCTGGTCATAAACAAATGATTCAGGCACTACCCTTAGAATACTCATCAGGTAGTTGTGTAAAGGGGAAACAGCCAATTGGAGCATTCGATTACAGTTAGCTATTAGCCGAAGCTTATAACCACGATCCTTGGTTAACAAAACCGCAGACCCCGCAACGTCATGCTCGACCTCACCCATTGAATAAAGGGTTCTGGGAGGCATGTCTTTTCCTACCAACTTACTTAGACTGTGATAGAACCTCCTGGTAAAACTTGGAAATTCCAACAAAGAATCAATATGTTCTCGGGGAGATATGAGAATCTCCGCTAGTTTAATTCCGCCATTTAGCGGTGCCCGTTTGGTCCCTAGTGGGTATTGTGTTGAGTATTTTATTGAGTATTTTAAATCAATAACGTGGTCAACGAGTGTTTCTGAGGCCTCCGCACTCTTATGAGAGTCGTGAGCTAAGAGCTCCTTGCGCTTAGCCTCATAGTCTTTTAATGTGGGTGCCGGATGTACAAACAACCCAAAACACTTAAGAACACGTAATGCTTGCTTCAATGCCCTACGAGACCGCTGAGCCATTCGGCTGAAGTGCTTCCAGCACCCAATCCATTGGCCTTCGGACATTTTAAATCTAGCAAAATCACGCGCGACTAGAGCCGCATACCTAGCTTTCAAAGTATCAACAACGTGCTTTATGCCGTTATGTTGTTCCAAATAAGCAAGGCGGCCTACGAAATCTATCGCCATTTGCCGTGAAAACCGACAAGAATAGCAGATTCCTAGGATAGCAGGTTCATGTTTCTTTATAAACATATCAGTCTCCTTAAGTCTGAGAGGGATAGTAACGTGCGGGCTGCACTTTTCTGCAACCAACTAGGGTGTCCCCGGAAGGGGG